GTATACCAATAAATGGTGATTATGTAATATTAATACCAGAAAAACTTAGAGGATATGATCAGATAAATAAAGTTATGTTTAAAAATTTTATTGATAATAATATAGGGCAAATATTTAGGACCCGCAGCGTGAATAATGTAGAAAGTGAAAGAATATTAAATGTTAGTTACGATTATCCTCCAAAAAATAAAGAAGGATTTATGTATGATTTTGGAATTAAAAAATATTATGTTTCAGTTTATGAAAAAAATATTTTAGCATTTGCTAAAACTACAGAAGAACTAAAACAAATATTATTAACAAATAAATATAATATATGAAGCATATAAAAACATTTGAGAATATTAATGAGCCGGAATATATAATTACATATTTTTTTAGCGCAGATGATGATAATGATATAATGTCGCATTTATTTATGTTGAGAATAACAAAAATGTCAGAAAATTATTTGGAATATGATAAATATTACTATTATGAAAAAATAGATAGGTTTAATCGTAGACTGTTTTCATTCTCAAATGGCAATATCTGGAATTATAATAATTATAATAATACATTAAAAATAATATATAAAACAAATTCAGAACAAGATGCTTTGAATAGATTAAAAGAAATATTAGATAGTGATTCTATTCAATCTGGAATCTTATTTAGTACAAAATATAACATATAAAAATGAAATATATAAAAACATTTGAAGCTAAATATCAATATCTTAATGACGAAGATACTAATAAATTAGATTTGTTTATTGGTGATTATATTGAAAAACAAAATTTACCAGACAAAATAAATACATTAAAATTTGATTATTTTGAAGAAAATATATTTAATTATAATGATATTTTTGATGATTTGATATGTATAAGTCATTATGGTCCAGATTCCAATAATATTTATTATGAATCTGACATATTTTGTGATGAAAACAATATATCAACCTCTTCACCAAGAAATCGTAACACTTTATCTAATTTAATTGATAAGTACTTTAAAAAATATATAAAATATTTTGATAAAAGAGTTATTGAATTGATGAGAATTAGATTAAGACCTTTGAAAAAATATAAAGAAATATACGAAGAGTATGGTGAATATTTTAGTACTAAGGTTAAAAAAACTTTTCAATATATTTTAGATACAGAAAAATATAATATATAATTTTTATATATACCATTAAAAATAATGAAATTTGATGAAAAATTTTGAAGAATTTATGAGAATAAATGAACTTTTGGCAACTACCCCAGTTGATTTAAAATATGTCGATAAAGATAATGGCGATAAAGAAATATTAAGATTAGCTATAATAGGTGAATTAGATGCAGTTAGTTTATATGAACAATTGTCAGAAACAGCAAAAAATGAAAAAGTGAAGAAAACTTTATTGGATATTGCAAAAGAAGAAAAAAGACATATTGGTGAACTTCAAACATTATTGAAAGAATTAGATCCAGAATATAAAGAAGAACTTAAAAAAGGAAAAGAAGAAGTAAAATCTGCTGATTCTGATGAAGAAAAAGATGAAGAAAAAGAGGACAAAGATAAAGAGGATGATACTATTCAAAAAAATTAAATCAAAAAAGCCACCTTTCGGTGGCTTTTTCTTTACCTATCTATTCTAACAGCCAAGATAGACTTTTGAATCTTGGATTGGTTTGCAAAATTTAGGAGGTGCATGTTAGTCTTTTATTCCATCTATTTACTTCATTATCTATTTAATCTATTTTTTGCTTTTTTGGCTTTCTAGTATATATTATATTAATTAATTTTTTACCTGGGCGGACCATTACATTTTTCCATTTTTTTTTATCTATATGTTAATAATTTATATATCTATCTATTAATTATCTATTATGTTATTTATTTACCATTTCGGCGGACTATTACAATTTTTCATTTTTATATATTTTTAATCGTTTTCAACATATTCAACAATTTTACCGTCACAGTCAACTAAAAATAGTTGTTCTTCTACGCCAGCTAATGCTACGTATTTTTCCAAAATATCTGAGAATACAAATTCTTTGATCCAATCGAACTTTTCAAGTTCTGGAGATAAATTTTTTTCGTTTTTCATGTTTTCTTGTTTTTTGATTACAATACAAATGTACGGAACTTATTTGAGATTGCCAAATATTTAGGTTTAATTTTAAATAAAACTTTCTATCTGACATCTAACATATTTTTATATTTTTCAATATAATTTACTTCACATATAAAATGATTATTTTGATTATCGTATGACCAATCACATCCATTAATGATATTTCCATTAACATTTAAATAAATTGGATTTGTATCAAATGTTTCTGTGGTTAATGTAGTTGCATAACTTATAATTTCTGCATTTTTATAATTTTCTAATGCACGTCCTTCTTTATGAAGTTTTTTGCCATTTTCAAAATTTTCATTATCTTTATTTCTTTTACTATAAAATGGTAATTTTGCTAAAAGTGTATCATTATACATTTTTTGCTTGATATGATAATGATCATTTGAGATTTGAACACCACTGCTTTTTTTTATAATACAATAATTATATAATTCTGTACAAATATTAATAAAATTTTCTGTTAAATTCACACCATTTGTTGCAATATAAAAAGTATTGATTTGAATATTTCTTTTTTTACAACCATCTAAAAAATATTTTATTGCTGGAACATTTAATGATGGCTCACCACCTGTTGGACAAAAATGACCAATAGAACTAACTTGATTTAATAATGAATCAATATACTCAAATGAAATATCTTTGCTTTGACTCTCACCTCTTAAACAATGACTACATTGAATATTACATTTTCTTGTGACTTCTATTGCAAGATGTTTAATTTCAATCATTTTTCATTAAAATTTGTAAATTTACCAATAGCCAAAAAGTCTGACATTCACAATTCGTGATTATCAGAATTTTTTATTTGTATTGTGCTTGAATTAACGAGTTTCTTTCAACATTAGAACTGGAGCAATATCAGAGATAAGTCCTTCAACATCTCCATTTCCACAAGTGAACGCCTCATTGATAGCATCAGTTTTGATACTGTATGTTACTTTTTGAACAAAGAGTGCTTCTTTTTCTTCTTCAGTCATAAAATCAGCACTCATGATCAATTCTTCGAGTTTATCTGAATATTTGTTTAACAGATCGTTATTCATAATCATTTCTGATTTTTCATCAACAAATGACTCCCCATATTTTTCACGTAGTTCTGTTGCTCTTTCTTCATCAACACTTCCGGTGTATTTTTTTACAACCATGAACATGATTTTGTCACCTTTTTCACTTTCAACCTTAATTGATTCAGGATTTCTTTTCATACCAAGATATAATTTCTTGTATTCATCAAGGCAAATGCCTTTGATGTCGCCTTCAATTGATTTCTGCTCAGCTGTTTTGTCTTTGATTTCTTCCTTTAATGTATTGAATTTTTTCAATTTATCAGCAAAATCTTCGCCTTTAACAACTGCAACAGGTTTTAAATCTTTTTTTGCGGCTGGTGCTTTTACTGCTACCACTTTTTTACCTAATGCCATAATTTTATATTTTAAATGTTATTTATTTCTACAATTACAATAATAATGATATTTTTTCAATAAAAAAACTTTTTTGATGTTTTTTTATTTAAAATTCGGCGTTAGGTTGAATATTCAAATGTTCAGCACCAAATCCAGTTAAAAACATTTCATTAAATTGTTCATCCTCAATTGTCATTTTTGCTTCCATTTTTGTGATTTTAAGTGTGTTTCTATTATTTCAACAGTACAAAGATACGAAATTTATTTAAAATATCCAAATATTAACTGAATAATTTATTCCAAAATGATTTTTTTTCGTAAAATTGATATTTTCCAATTTTTTTATTATAAATAACTAATTTAATTTCTATTAATTGTATAATAAGTTTAGGAAATTCAAAATCATATTTAACCTCAGGTTCATCTATAACATCATAACAATACATATAAAATGGTTCTTGTTTTGTAGACCAATAAATATCTGGACTATCATTAATAATTACCATTTTTTCACCAACTTTAGGACGATTTATTGTGTGAGAATATCCAGAATGATTTGAAAGCCAATATAAATCTAATATGTTATTATGTAAAACTTTACCGTTCCAATGTTTATATTTAACCCAACCATCATGTATATGCCAAGCAGTAAAACCTAATGGGTTAATAAATTCATTAAATAGATTTCTTGAAATTTCTTGTTCTTGATGTAAACTTTTTGAAGATTCCATAAATGCTGTTGCACCAGAGCCTTTTACTACTATTCCATTTTCTAATTGATATTCCATACTCTTTGTGATTTTAAGTGTTTCTATCGTTTCAATAACACAAAGATAATTATTAGTTTATACACTACCAAACTTTTTATGCTAATTTTTTATCTCTTATCAAATTTCTTAAAAATATATTTTTTTCTCCACCTAATAATTCTATCCATTCTTTATATTCTGATATTTTTGAAAAATTTTGAAATTTTAACCATGCCTTATAATTGTTTACAAGTGATTCTCTACCACTTTTTGCATTAATTAAATCATCTTCTGAAGAATAGTCTTCTTCAACAATTTCTGGAAAATATTTTTCTACCACAAAATCTGTAAAATCAGGATATAATTCTTTGTTAAATACTCTTTCATCACAAAGAAAGCAGACTGAAGTTAATGAATCGTTTAGATCAGGTTCTTCAAAATATGCAATTTTGATATCGTTTTCAAGTAATTGATCAGCAATTTGATTTAATGTTCCTGTTGATTTAGAAGTAAAGTCTCTTTTACTATTAGTTGTTCCACCATTTAAAACAATCCAGGTTTTCCAATTTTCTACAAAGTCAATATACTCTGTATCGTCTTTATATTTGTTAGCATACTGTTCAACAGCATGACCACATTGAATACCTTGCTGAATACCAGTTAGTTGATAAGGTACAAAAAAATACATTCTTTTTTCCATTTATTTTTCTTTTTCGTTTAAAATAGTTAAATATAATTTTTGAAGATGTGCCACAGTATATTCAATATCGTTTTTATTAATATTGTGCGCACATTTTATAATTCCTTTTTCGTTTGTTGTAAAATTGCTTGCAAGAATATTTTGTGTTACTCTAATACAAAATAATTGAAAATTTTTTAGTTTATCTTCCTCTTCTTCTTTATTTTCTGTAGTAATAATCCAATTAAAATTAACATCTATTGGTGCTTTCTTTTTTTTTAAAGAGTTAAGTTTTAATTTTCTTTCCTCTTTTATGGTTAATTTCCGTTTTTTTATATTGATGTTCATATGTTTTTTAATTTTTGTTTTACGATAATTTTAAATAAGCATTCTAAATCTTCTAAAGTTGCTTCTGTGTCTATTTGATTTTCTTCTATATCATATGAATGGTCAACAATATCTTCATTTATTTTAACATTATTTTCAAGTAAATCTTTTACTATTGAAAGACAAAATAGATGAAAATCTTCTAATGATTCATCAGATTTTTCACCTTTTAATTTCCATTCATAACCAATCATTGATTTTGATTTATTTTTTAAAATTAAATCATATTTTAATTGACCTAAATCTTTTAAATCTTGGTTTCTTTTAATATTTATAATCATCTTTAGTTTATTAAATTTTGACTACATTCAACACATCTATTAATCAAGAGTAACAATTGGCAATTTATTTTATTAAAAATAATATAAATTATTTGTGATAACTTTCCTTAAATTTAGTGCTCCAAGTTGGGTCTGGTTTATAATTAGAATTTATAAAATATTCATAGATTGGCTGCCAATCTATTTCTGGATCAAATGAACTTTTATCATCAATTAAAACATTATAATATGGTTTTTTATCATAGCAACCAAAATTGCCTTTTGATTCATTAATTTCAGGATTTTCATTTATATATTTGAAAAATATTTCATCATTTTCAAATTGTTTCATATAAATTTTAATTTCATCAGGATAAGATGATGTGTATAAAATCATGATAATATCAGGTCTATTTTTTGTAATATACTGAAGTGTTTTTTTAACATAATCATAATATTCTATTTCTTTAACTGTTTTTCTATAATCTGGTTTAGAAATAACACCATGAAAATCTATAAACCAATAAGTTTCAAACCATTTATGCTGTTCTGCGTGTAAGAACATTTTTTTTATCCATTTTAATAATGATGGTTCATATATTATATTAGATTTCATAACTTAACTATTTTTATATTTTTATATTTTTATTCTTTTTCACTTATATAATTTAACTCACCTAACTTTATCATTCTCTCTAAAAGCATGGCATCTTTATATGTATTTTTAGTTTTTTTAATTGCTCTATTTTTATAAAGAAAAGAATCTGAGTAATAACTTGTACCTGAGCAAGTTACTTTTATTTTTTTGCCAGTTAATATATTTTTCCTAAGTCTATTAAGAATAACCGCGGATGTTATAATATTATCCATAGGTGCTGAGAAAGTACAATCTTTATATACAATATAATTTTGCGTTTTGTGCTTCATTTGCCAAACTATATCAACTTCATGACCTTTTTCTTCACATTCGTTAATTGATTCTAATAAACCATTTAATAAAGAGTTAGAAAGAATAACTAATTCAAAACCTTTATCAGATTGATTAATCATCTTAATATTTTCTTTATCCTTATGATAAAATTTAATAAATCTCTTCATTCTTTTTTATTTTTATTATTTTCACAAAAGTACAAAATATTTTTAATATAAAAAAATAATATATAATAAATATGAAATACTTAATACAATATGAAAATTTTTGGGATGGAATATTTTTAAAAAAAGATAAATTATCTAAAGGTGATTATGTTAGAGTAAAAAAATGTCAAGATATTGGTCAAATAGAAAAAGTTCTTAAAGCTGGAGGCGCTGGATTGGAAACACGTCCATTACGATTTATTGTCAAATTTAATAATCATAGAAGAGAATATACAGATTATGAATTAGAAAAAATTACTAAAGATGAATTTGAACTTGAATCTGATATAAAAAAATACAATTTATGAAATATATTAAAACATATGAAGATATATTTGATAATTCAAAATATAAAAAATATATAATTACTAAATATAAAAGATATAAAAGTGATAACTCAGAAGATATCTATATAAATCTATATGAAAATCTATATTATACAATGAATAAAAACTCATTTCGTGCTTTATATTATTATGAAGAATTTACTAATAAAATTGAAGAATTTATAAATAGACAAGAAATTGACTATATTCCAATTAACTTTATTGTATATGAATCAGATATTTTAGAAAATTCAATTGAAGAACTTGACGAAATTATTAAATTGCATTTAGAAACAAAAAAATTGAATGTAGCAATAAAAAAATATAATTTATGAAATATTTACAATCATACGACTCCTATTTAAATGAAAATATTGATTATCAATTGATTTTAGAAGATAAACAAATAAGTTTATATAAGTCAATACAGGATAAGACTATAAGCAAATTAAGTTTGAGTTTATATTTTGCAGCAACTTATACTTGGGGTGTAACTATGTTATACCCAATTGTTGATGCTCTTGTTAAGAATTCAGATATTCCAAATATAACACAGCAACAAATAGTGTTATTAACATTATATTCTATTACTCAAATTTTAAATATGGCAAATAATGATGTTAAAAAAATTAAAGCAGAATTGGATAAAGATGGACTATTTTCTATTGCAGAAAAAGTAAAAAAAACATTATTATCAATTCATAATATATTTAGTTTTGTTTCAAGAAGTTTTGGTAGAGTTATTGATTCATTTATTGATATGGTTGCTTATGTCGGCTTAGGGGTACCTTTTACCACCGCAATTGTTGAGTTAATATCAAAAGAAGGTTTAAATTTAGATACATTACCACAAAAAGTAGCTATATTTGGTGCTGCAGCAGGTGTTTATACCATTAAAAGTATTGTAGAGACTCTTATTGACATGATCAAAAATAAAATAAAAAAATGATATTCACTAAATATCAAGATTTTCTGAATGAATCATTAAATCAAAAAGAATTTATATTATTAGTAGGTCCTCCTGGAATGGGCAAATCTTTCTATACCAATAAATTAGAAAAGAAATATGATATTTTTAATAGAGATGATATTGCAGTTGAAATATGTGAAAGAGAAGGACTTACTTATAAAGATGCTTTTAACCGTCCAAATTTTGTTTTAGATAAAAACACCAGAACATTTTTTGTTCCAGAAGAAAGTGAATTTTATTATGAGGATGGTAGAAAATATTTATTGTATTACGAGTTTTTAGGTGAAATTATTGAATTGCCAGAAAAAAGTTTTTTAAGAAGATGGGCAAATGAAGGATTTAAAAGGATTGTAGATATAAATCATGAAATTGAAGATACTTTTGCTGATAGATTAGAAAAATCAATAAAGAAATTACACAATATAATTATTGATATGACTAACATTACTAAGATATTAAGAAGGAGTACGATTAGTAAATTGAAAGATAATAAAGAAAAATATAAAGTTATTTCAGTTATTTTTAACGATGGCGGCAAAGGAATGGAGGATACAATTATTGGAATAAATAGAAAAAGAGATTTGGATTTAATTAAAATTAGAAGAGAAAAAGAACTATCTGATGACCTTCTAAAAACTTTTCTAAAAAATTATGAAGAGCCAGAAAAAGAAGAAGGTATAGATAAAATTATTCATATTGATACTAAAAAAGAATTAGAAAATTTCTTAAATTCAGACAAACAAACACCATAATTTTTCATATATTAAGAAAAATATATTTTATGGTTATTCAGTCGAATGATGATTACTTACTTCACTTTATATCGAGTGATTTTAAATATCTAACACAACAAAAAATATTTCCATATAAAGGTGTTAACTTAAAAAGTTCTTATTTAATAAGTATTATACACGAACTTTTAATTAAATATTATTTCAATGCAAATATTGAAATTAAATTTAATTTATCATCTCTTATTCTTAGAAAAAAATATGGTGAACATTACAATTATTATATAGAATATTTATGTGATAATGGTTTTATGAGTCTAGTATCTAAATATTATGTTGGAAAAAAGACAAATTCTTATAAATTATCTACTAAATGTGTTTATGATGTTGATAGATATAAAAATACTGATAAGTTTTTGATAAAAAAACAAAATAATAGATATGAAACTTCTATTACTGAGATGAATAAGAGTACAATTGTTCCTGAGATTAGAGTAAAATTAATAGAATCTTTGAATAAGATAAAAATTGACTATAATAATTCTATCAATTATCTAAAAGAATTAAAAAGTGAAAATCAAATAGATGAATCAAAATACCAGAGAAATTTAATGTCTGTTGAAAATATTTATAATAAAACTATTTATTTCAATTTTGATGATTTTGGTAGATTTCATACTAATTTTACAATTCTTAAAAAAGAAGTTAGAAATAAATTTTTAACTATTAATAATGAGATGATTTCCGAAGTTGATATAAGTAATTCGCAACCGTTATTTTTTGCAGTTATATTGAAAAAGCAATTAATTCATATAAATGGTGATACAAAAAAATATTTTGATCTTGTTAAATCTGGTTTATTGTATGACGATATAATTCATAATTCTCCAATAAAAAAGAGAAATGAAGCTAAAGAGATGATTTATAAAGTCTTGTTTGGTGATAATACAAAAGGTAATAAAAAAGTAAATAAGATTTTTAAAGATTTATATCCATCTGTATATGAATATATTTTAGAATTTAAAGAATCAAAAAAAAATTATAAGGAATTATCACATGAATTACAGAAGATGGAAAGTGAATTTATATTTAATAATGTGATTAAAGAGATTTATGATACTTATCCAGATATTATATTGTTTACTGTTCATGATTCAATCATTTTTCCAAAATCATATCAAGAAAAAATTGAAAAGATATTTAATAAGCATTTTCAAAATTTGATAAAAAATTTTTAATATATAAAGAAAAAATATTTTTAATGTTGGATTTTAAATTGTTTTTAGAAAAAGTTTATAATATAAATTTAGCAGCAAATAAAACAGATTATAGTTATATTGGAAAGAATAAAGGCAGATTTAATCGTTTAAAACATCTTATTTATCAAATAGAACAAAGTGGATCTCCATTAGAAGGTGAAAAAGTTTCTGAAATTTTATTAGGCGCAGTTAATTTAAATACATTAAATTCCAGTTATCCATTTGTTGATATTAAAGTTATATCACCAATTAAAGGTGTAACTAAAAATAATGAATTAATATCAATAAAAACATCAAGGGACGCTCACACCTTAGAAGATGCTGTAACTTATGTTAATGGTTTCAAAATAAGTCAATTAATTCAATTTGCAATTACAAAAATAGGATTAAAAATATTTAAAGGTAATATATTTAAAGATCGTTTTGCAATGAAATTATCAAGTATAACATCATATTATGAAAAAACAATAAATAATTTATTTTTTGATGATGTTAATGTTTATACTTATGCTTTTATTAATACTATTAATATATTAAATTTTGTAAAAGATTATTTTAATCATCTGAGAGGTGATCATATAATTGAAGAAGATAGAAAAATTTTATATGCTATAATATCAGTTTGTATTGCATTTTTTATAGATAAAAAATTTAACACTAATTATATTGATAGAATTGATATTAAATTACCAAGGCATAAATTAGACGAAATAAAATTAGATATTCGTGAATTTATTTCAATTCCAAATAAAAGATATGATTTCAAATCTGATTATTCAAATTTTGGTGATGCATTACCTGAAGAAATAAAAAATTTATTAGTATCATATTGTATTATTTATTTTAATGATGAATCTGATGAGGTTATTATGAATTTAGAAAAAACTCAATCAGTTACTTTTAGTGAATTATTCGATAAAGGTATGAAGATATGGATTAGAAAAGGATATCATATTTCACATATTTTAGGTGATATTAAATCTAAAAAAATGATAGGTAATAAAAACTATTATCTTAATTATAAAGAAGTTATAGAAGCATTTTCAACAAATACTATTAATGGTCCTGATGTATTTTCAACTCACATCAAGGTTAAAATTGCTGCAGATTGGGAGTATAAAGAAAGAGAGGAAAGTGTTAAAAAACTTTATGTTAAAGTTATTGATAACATTAAAGGTATAGAGAATGATGCATCACAAATTAAAATTTTAAAATTATTGAATAAATTTTTAAGAAAAATAACTTCTGCTGATCAAAAAACAAAAGATAATTATATTCAAAGATTCTCAGAAATTTTTCCAGAAAAACAAAATAATTTTGAAGAAGTAAATAAGACTAATTCGTTAATTGATATAGATAGATATAGAAAAAAAGATTTGAGTGATAATAGCTTAATTAATCTGAATAAATATAGAAAATAATTATTCTTCTTCAAATTGCATTAATCTACTTAATTTATATTTTCTTAAAGCAACTTTAACTTCATATTTTTCAAAGAAATGTTGTTCAAAATTAGAATCTGAATCTGTAATTTCTGTTGCAATTATTATTCCATCCTTATCAATAATTTGATATTTTTCTCTGGTTTTATAAAATATTTTATCCTTAATTATATTTAATAACTCACTACCCCCTAATATGGTAATTTTTGCATTAGAAATATCAATAAATGACACACTCGCAAAAGTTGTCATATTGTTTTGATAAAAAATACCATCTATAATATTACCATATTCTACATGAAGATTAAATGATTTTTTATATATGAATTTATTATACGCTGAGAAGAAAATTTTAAAATTTTCTTGATAATTATAACTACAATAAATATCTGAGATTAAATCTAAATCATTAAATTTTAGATATTTTAAATTAAATCCAATTTCATTAAATTTATCTAAAAGCATACCATAATTAATTGATGAAAATTTATCTTGATTAGTTTTAGATATTAAAAAACTATAATCAAAATCAATATCATTTTCTTTATAATATTTGAAATTAATGCGAATCACATTATGATACATAAAATTATTTTTTATTAGAAGTACAAATATATAAAATAATACTTTAATAAAAAATCAAAAATAGATAAATATGACTTTATTTTATTTATATATAGTATGTAAAATACTTACTAAAAAATGTTAAAAGCAATTAAAATAAGAATATATCCTAATCAAGAACAACAATCTTATATAAATAAGATGCTTGGTACTTGTAGATTTGTGTATAATAATTGTTTATCATATAAAATAAGCAAATACAACGAAAATAAAAAGTCTATTTCGTTTGCTGATACAAGCAAACATTTAACATTAATAAAAAATGAATATGAGTGGATTAAAGAAAGTCATTCTAAGGTAGTTCAGCAAACTTTAATTAATCTAGATATAGCATATAAATCATTTTTTAAAAATGGGAATGGTTTTCCAAAGTTCAAATCAAAAAAAGATAATAATCAATCTTGTAGATTTCCTGTTGATGCGATAAGTGGAATTAAAGGAAATAGAATAAATATTATAAAAGCATTAAAAGATATTCATTATAAATGTTCAAAAATTGATGAAATATGTTTAAATAAAAACCAGAAGAAAATTAAATCAGCAACATTAACTAAAAATAAATCTGGTAAATATCATTTATCTATTTTAATTGATAGAGAAAATAATAAAAAACTAACTGATACTAATAAAGTAATTGGAATTGATGTTGGAATTAAAACATTTATTGTTGGATCTGATGGAATTAATTTTGATAATATAAAAATTAAAAGAAATAATGAAGATAAATTAAAAAGGCTTCATCAATTACACTCAAGAAGAGAAAATAATTCAAAGAATAAAGAAAAATCAAGAATTAAATTAGCAAGATGTTATGAAAAATTAAATAATAAAAAAGAATACTATCTACATTCAATTACAAATAAATTACTTAGCGAAAACCAAGTTATAGTAATGGAAGATTTAAATGTTAGTGGAATGTTAAAAAATCATTGCTTAGCTAAATCTATACAAGAATTAAGTTTATATAGATTTAAAGAAATGTTAAAATATAAAGCAAATTGGTATAGTAGAGATATAATTGAAATAGATAGATGGTTTCCTTCAAGTAAATTGTGTTCTAATTGTGGTTATAAAAAAGATGATTTAACATTAAATGATCGTAATTGGATTTGTCCAAAATGTGGTTCAAATCACGATAGGGATTTTAATGCCGCGAATAATATTGAAAAAGAAGGAAGAAGAATATTAAAAATAGGGTTGAGTTCGCCCAAATTAACGCCTTTGAAGACCAGAACATTAGTTCAGTCGTAGAATTAGGAAAAGAATGTAAGAAATTACAGAACTATCACGATACAATTCGTATTTTTGGAAATACCGAATTTACTCTATTCATATAGTTTCTATATTCTAAGCCAAACATTTTTAATAAGTATTCTTCCTCTATATGAATATATTTTTTAAAAATAAAATATGACATAATTGGAATTGTTAATCCAATGATTGATCCCCAATAAAGTATTATACCTGGAATAATAATAACAATCCAAATTGCATAAATTGGATGCCTACAATAAGCATAAAATCCTTTTGTTCTAAGTCTTTTTTCATTAAAATATTTATCAATTGTTACTGCTGGATAAATAAATAAACAAAATCCAACTAAAATTAAAATTAAACCAAGTGTTTTTAATTTTGTAAATTCAAAATTAGTGCAAAAATTGTTTTGAATTATATAAATTACTAATGAATAAAAAATAGTTAATATTCCAAATTTAGGACCAATACCCCACCTAGTCATTGTCCTCATTTTATTAACTTTTTAATAGTTTCTTTGATTAATTCATATGAATTTTTGTCCCATTTAACAAAAAATTTATCATTTTCAATTGATTTACAATTTTTTATAAAATCTTCATCTTCTGGAACAAGTGCACATGCCAATACTATAAGTTCCTTATTATCAAGAATTTCATATTTTTTAAGTTCCTCTTTATATTTATTATTGAAATCTGAATAAATATCAAGAACTTCATCAACATTAAGCACAGGATTTGATTTCTGTATTTCGCCAAATATTGGTTCTGTTGGTTTTACAAAAACTTTACGATTATAATATAGAACAACGTCAAAAATTTCAATATGATCTGTCATAATTTTTTTATTTATTTGTCACAAAGATAATAATTAAAAATGAAATAAAAAAGGATTTTTATTTATATATACAGAAAATAAATTATAAAATTATGACAGCAATTCCAGCAAAAGTTTGGATAGATAATCATTGGGTTTTCTTTTCATTAATAATTGGCGATTATAAAAATTTGATTTCGTTTCTAAATACTAATGAGTTATCATTTTTAACTACACTAAATATTGATTTTACTAATATTCCGTTAAATTTACACGGTAAAGGTGTTAGTAATAATTTGTTGAATTATTTATCAAATAATTCAAATGATAATTTTCTTATTGATCAATTTTTGAATTATTTTTTGAATAAGATAATTATTATTAGTTATTCATCAGGAAAAAAATTAAATTATAAATTGAATGGTGATGCAAAGTGGCAAGATATGACATTCAGTGCTTATAGTTCTTATATACCTACCACAACCACAACAACAACTGCAATAACTGCAATGATTATAACAATAGAATCTACTGTTGGTGATACTTTTTTTAATGCTACATTATCATATACCGTTGGTAGTTCAGGATCTTCAGGTAGTTCAGGATCTTCAGGTAGTTCAGGATCTTCAGGTAGTTCAGGTATTCTAATGCTAGTAGATTTGGGTGATGGTACTACAGATAATTATACTAATGACAGTAAGAAAAAAGGAGGTATGGCATATTTGCCAGATCATTATTATGCAGATGCTGGAACATATATTGTCACATTAAATATACCTCTTGATAATTCATTATATTTTTATTTTAATTGTGCTGATATAACTGAAATTATTTTTCCACTACTACCAACATTAGAAACATTAGATATATTTTCACAATCATTAGAAGTATTAGATGCAACTTCATTAACTAATTTAAATTGTTTATATTGTGAAAATAGTCAATTGAGAATATTAAATGTGAATGGGTTAACTAATTTAACTGGTTTGTATTGCGCTAATAATAAATTAGATAGTTCAAATATTAATACTATTTTAGATAATTTAATTTCATTTAATAAATCTGGTGAATATTTTGATTCAAGAAATCAAAATCCAATAGCATACGCAGATTCAGCAAAAGTAGATGCATTATCTAACATATGGAATACTGTATATGCGGATGTAGAAACAACTACAACAACAACAAATCCTGTCTAAGGAAACATAAAAATAATTAAAAATAATATGTTAAAAAGATATTTTATAGTTGGCGATAAATTGATGTGTTTCATACCAAGAACAGCAAGCACATCTTTATTAACTTTAATAGAAGAAAAATATTATCCTAGATTAAAGCATATAGATAATGTTACTCTTCATTTTAAAATACCATCTGTTATAGATGATGGTAAAAGAGAATTAGTTGCAGTTATTCGTAATCCAGTGGAAAGGTTTTTATCTGGTTGTGCAAGAAAAAAATGGACTATTGAATATGGTATAGAAGAACTTAAAAAAGATTCACCTGATTTTCATATTAGAGCGCAATATACATTTTTAAGTGAAAAAAGAGAAACTAAATTTTTTAAATTTCCTGATCAAATTGATGAAATTGCTAATTATTTAGGATTGCCGACTCCTGTACCAAAATTAAATGTTAGTAGTTCTAAGCCAATTCCAACAGATGAACAATTAGCTTGGCTTACTGAATATTATAAAAAAGATTTTGATTTATTAAATAGAATATAAAATAAAAAAAAGATTCAAAATATTTTGAATCTTTTTTTTAAATTTCATATGTTAAATTTACTAATATTATTTTTTCTATCAACAACATCATTATAAACTTGCCTACCATGACTATCACCACCTTTCATTTTATATTTATCTATTAATTCTACTAACCAAGGATCTAAATTTATACCTTTACCTTCAACTTCTTCTCTAAGTTCTTTTGGTAACCAAATGTGATAAATGTAACTATCATGTTGGAATCTGGCCCTCATTTCCAATCCTTTACTTGCCATAATACTTTGAATATCAGGTGTCATTCTAACCATATTTTCTATTTCTATGGTTTTTTTATATAATCCACCTTTTTCTTCAGTAAAAGATTCTTTTGCTATAAACATATAAAAATCATGATCTTCATTTAATGGATTTTCGTTTAATAATTCTGCAAAAAGTTCTACTTGATATTTTTCTTTTTTCTTTTCGTCTTCTTTTGTTTCAAATGTTTTTATGTGTTTCATATTTCATATATTATATTTTTCTTGATCTATTATTATTTGGAATTTGTCGATACAATCTTGTAAATCATTTGATGTGTATTTTATAGCTTTATCTTTATTTCTAAAAAGAAGATATGGGTTATAATTTACAAGTACTAATTTATTATTAATATATTCATATAAAGTTTTAGACCAAGTGTTATCAGATACTGGCGAGTTAATATTTTCGGTGTCTAATTCCAATATTTCCATAGAATATTTATTTATCCATATGACATATTTTTTTAAAATATTAATATTTTCGTATGTTTTTAAGTGCTTCATATATTATATTTTTTTGATGCTAATTTTAATTCTAAGTCTTTTTTTGTTTTTGCATAATATTCTATTATTGGACGATAAAATTTAAAAGTATTATTAGTAAAAAAATGTTTAAGTCCTAGTGGTATATTATAATATCTAATTTTTGTATAATCATATCTGTTTTTATTTCTATAGTCTGATGGTAATCTAACTATTTGCCCTATATTATTACTGATAAATTTTACAAATATATCGGTCATATTTTGAATAGATTCTGCATCAATTAAAACATAATAGCCGATTTGTAGGGAATCTTGTAAAGATTCAAATGTTTTTAAGTGCTTCATATATTATATTTTTCTATATTTAGTTCAAAATCAATTTTATCAAAATAACTTTTAGGTACATTATATACTTCAAACACTACACAATTTGTTTCTGGATATATTTTAAATACTAAATTTTCAAAATCTTTATAGAGTTTTAATAAAGCAACATTACTTACAGTATAATTATATTTAATTGATATTGTGATTTGATTAGCCTCACTAAATACTGACACTTCATTTTGCCTTTTAATACCAGTTTTTAATAATATTATATTATCATCATAATATTTTATTGATAAATATCTATTATATTTAGCCCAAGATTTAAAATTTCTATTTTCAAATAATTCTATTTCTTTAACGTGATTCATAGGTTATACTTTTTTATTTTTATATAGCTTTCAACATCTTCAATATTAGGTGAAAAATATAAGATTTCTGATAAATATATATTTCTTAACCCGCTAGATTCTATTAAATCTTTTATATTATTATAATTATTATATTTTACAGTATAGTACACACCACTTATAGTTTTACCAATATCTATTATTTGTCCTATATTTGATGATATAAATTTTATTAATTTATTTATTTTAATGAAATTTTTTTCATTACATATAATATAATCATTAATTTGTGGTTTATTAATATTTTCAAATATTTTTATATATTTCATAAATCAATTAGTTTTTTAGTATATAAATAAATCATAAAACTTGTCATAACTTTATCTCTAGAGAATTTATCTATTAATATTGGTATATTTAAGTACTCTTTGTATTTGTCAGAGTATTTATCTTCAAACTCAATAATAAAAGTATTAAAAATTGTTAATGAATCTTCCCGTATTACATCATTATAAAGTTTATAAGGATCTTTTGAATTTTGTTTCTTTTTTAATATATTAATTTCTTTTGCTCTATCAACGTTAAGAAATAATATTTCACGAATTTTTTCATCAGATAAATTATTTTTAACATTTGCCAAATGACTTACAATAATATCAGTAATAACATTTGCTTTTCTTCCATATAATCTTTTTACAATTTTTGTAAAATTTTCAGCAAAATCTTTTTTGAATGTATTTGTAATTGAATCAAAATCTTGTTCTGCTTTTCTAACTTTTCTAATTTTTGAAAATTCATGTAACCAAGTACCAGATATTAGTTGATATGATTTACAATTTCTTCCAATTTCTTTAACAGCATCAGTCAAATTTGTTATTATTCTGTCACTTTTAACCCATTTTTCACTTCCAAAATCATCTGAAGTTATAGAATAATTTTCAGTGTAAAATTCTTTGTTATAAGAGAATAAAATATTTATTTTATTTTCACATAAAAGTGTAGTAATATTTTTCTTATATGTTAATTGTCCCCACTGTGCATCCTCAGAAATTGCATAATCTCTTTGAATAAGTTTCATAACATATTTAGGTACACTTATATTAATAAGTGAACTTTTTTCAAATAATTTATAAGAAAGTAAAAATTTCATAATTTATTATTTATATATAAAATATTTAAGATGAAAAATTATTTAAAAAAAAAACGATATTTTTTTATTAATATATATGATAAAATAAATTGTACAATTATGAAGACTAGAAAAAATATTAGGGATGCTTTTGAGTATAATGGCGGTGGCACAAGTAAATCTGCTGAATTAGAAACAGCAGAAATAACAAGTCTTACAACTTATTCAAATGATATAAATGACTTTTATGTATATTATACTTATTCTGGAACTAAAAGAATTTCGTTTTCAGATGGTGAAGAAGTAGTTGTATAATAAAAAAAATAAAAAATAATTATAAGAAAATGAGAATAAGAAAATTAATGTATGATTCGTTCTATTCAAATAACGAAGCATTTTCTGGTGTTACAAGTGTAGATAGCTTAACTGCTGATTTATATTTTCACTTTACAGATTTAAATGATTCTGAATGGAAATTATCAGGTAATACTTCGTTATTAGCATCCGGTGTTATTTTAGAGAATTCAGATACTACTGCAATCACAGTTACCCCTGCTACATTTATAAAATTTACTGGTGCAACACAACAAATAGGTGTAGTTAATCAAGACGGTGTTAATGTGATCACAGAATGTTTATTCACTCGTTCAAATTCTGGCGCATCTGTTTCAAATGGTGGATTAATAACAGTATTATTAACTGGTTCAACAACTATTACAGTTACGCATAACGATGGACCTACTGGCGCAACTGTAGTTACAGGTTATTGGCCAGGACCTGTTACATTATCACCTTTATCTACAACTGGAATTACTGGAACAACATTACAGTATAATTTAGTTACAACTGGTGGTAATAATATTACAAATCAATCAACTTGGACTAGTGTTATTAGTGGAACATCAACAGCATCAACTGGTGTAACTATTAATTCTGCAGGTTTAGCATCAATAGCAGCAACTGCACCAAATGGTTTAATAGTAACTATTACAGCAACATATGGATCTGCAACAGGCACACCATATCAACCATCTACTCAACTTACTGTAATCGCACCGTAAACTTATAAAAAAAGAAGTCAAAAATGACTTCTTTTTTTTATTTTAAAAATGTACCAGCATGCCAGGATTTTTCAGTATCTATAGGCTGCAATAAATATTTATTTAGTAAATCACTAAGTTTAGATGAGGATTCAATCGCAAAAGTGTGACAACCAACCTTTACAATATATCCATAATTTACTTGCTTAATAATAATTTCTCTAATTTTTCCTGTTTCATCCTTTTTTTCTTCATAATCACAAATTTCTCGACATGGTCCTGGATCTTCTTCACACAATTCGTCTCTTTCTCTCATAATTAAACTTTTTATTTAATAAATAAACTTAAAAAAGTTTATGTTTCAGATGACTTTTTTGATCTTAAAAATTTTATATATACAAATAAAAAAGTTATGATAATTACAAAAACAATTAAAATACCTGTAAATGGCACAATGGTTAAAAGATATAGAGATATGGGTTATGATGTTAAACAATATGATATTATAGAATTTCCAGTTGATAAACTAAGTAAATATAGTCATTTAAAAGTATTGTGTGCGTGCGATATTTGTGGTGAAGAAAAAGAAGTTAAATATAATAATTATTATAGATATATTGAGAGAGGTGGAATATATACTTGTAAAATATGTAATTTGGAAAAAAGAAAAAATACTTGTATAGAAATATATGGTGTTGATAATGTTTCAAAAAATGAAGAAATTAAGAAAAAAGTTAAAAAATCAATGAAGGAAAATGGAACTGATAATGGATTTAGATCACAGTCTTATAAAGACACATTGATGAAAAATTATGGTGTTACAAATCCTTCATATTCAGCAGAAGTCCAATTAAAAAAAGAAGAAACTTGCTTAAGTAATTATGGTGTTAGATATCCTGCTCAATCAGAAGAAATTTATAAAAAACAACATTCTGGATATATTTTAAAACATCACGAATCAGGGTTATACTATAGAGGAACATATGAAAAGGATTTTATAGATTATTGTTTACAAGAGAATATAGAGATTGAAAATTTTATAGGTACAATTGAATATTTTTTTGATGGAAAAATTAGAAAGTATTTTCCTGATTTTTTAATCAAAAATTCAAATACTGTTGCTGAAATTAAATCATTATATACTTATGAATGTGAGAAAGATCAAAATGAAGCAAAAAAAGAAGCCACTATAAATAATGGCTTCAATTTTAAATTTGTAATTGATAAAAATTACACTTGTTTGTAAATTGCTGATAATCAATCATTATCCTCAATTTCGAAGAAATCCCCGGCATCATCATTTTCTCCAAATGTTGCTTCATCATCAGGCTCTTTTGTTGAAAACGATTCACCTTTAGAAGCTATTTTTTGAGTATTTTGTATATCATTACCAGAAAGAATTTCAAGTATTTGACTAACTTTATACTTTTCTTCTGATGTCCACTCTTTTGCAATATGATCTTCCAAATTTACAGTTCGTTCCATTAGCATATCGGTAATCATCTTTTTTGCTTTTGGATTGGTAATTTTATTTTTACCAGTTTTTTCATCTATTTCAACAGGAACTTTTCGGCCTTGAACCATAATAGGAGAAATATCCATAAATGTACTTGAATCATAGTTAGGATATTCACCAAGTTGTTTTATAACAAGTTTAAAGTTTCTACCATTAGCCAAATCAAAAACATTACAAGGATCACCTGCTGTACCATCTTTTTGATCTTTAATTTTTTCTTTAATTTTATAACCATAAGGATAAATCATAATTTTACCTTCAAGATCACGATTTTGTTCATCTTCTATTACAAGAATGTAAGAATAATATTTTGTACTTCTACTAATTAATTCTGCTTTTTCAACTTCAGTTGCGTTTTTAGAATTATGTAATTTCCAATACATTGTACACATATCACATTTATCAGTAAGATTTTTTGCACAATCATAATATCCTGCTAATTCTGGATGATTTTTGAAATCAACGTAGTGTTGGTGTTTTTCTATAGCAGATTGTAATACTTTTCCATCTCTGGAAAGATTTGGGAGGAACCTAATTGTAGCAATATAACCTTTCTTTTTATCAGTTATTTTTGGACGATAAATACCATCCATTGCACCACTTTTTTTGTCTAAGAAACCTAATGTTTCTGATTGCGCATCAATGCTGTCGAATATATCTATATCGACATTTTTTTCATTTTCTTTCATTTGCCTTTTCATTTTTTTTATAAAGCCTTTGAGCCTTCTAAAAACATTCTATAACCTTTTAGTTTTAAAACATTTTATGTATTTTATATAATTATATAGTGGTAAAGTTTGATTATTTTTAATGATTCTAAATAATATTTTCAAAATAGTAAAATATGACTTTATTTTATTTATATATACTTATACAAAAACATTATATTTTTCATAAGTGAAGATAATTAAATATACATATAAATTCAGGTTAAAGCCAACACTAGATCAAAAGGTATTATTGAATAAGCATTTTGGCTCTGTTAGATGGACCTATAATTACTTTCTAAACCAACGAAAAACTGAATACCTTAATAACAAAAAATCATTAAACTATTACGACCAAGCAGCAGAACTAACCCAAATCAAAAAAGTTAATGAATGGCTGAAAGAAATTAATAGTCAAACATTACAATACTCTCTGAAATGTCTTGATATGGCTTACCAAGGTTTCTTTAATAAAAGAACCAAATTTCCTAATTTTAAGTCAAAACGAAACAAAAATTCATTTACTATACCACAAAATGTTAGATATGATGGAACTAAATTAATTGTTCCAAAATTTCTTGATGGAATAGAAATGATAATGGAAAGACAAATTAAAGGCATTATAAAACATTGTAATATATCAAAAACTCCTACTGGAAAATACTTTGTATCAATTCTAACTGAACTTGAATATCAACCTGTTAGAAAGACAAACCAATCAGTAGGAATAGATTTAGGTATAAAAGACTTTTTAGTGTTATCTAATGGAACGAAAATCAAGAACCATAGATTTCTAAAACACTACGAAAGAATTTTAGCTGAAAATCAAAAATATCTATCAAGAAAAACCAAACAATCAAATCGTTACGAAAAACAACGACTAAAACTTGCTAGAATTTATGAGAAAGTTACCAATTCTAGAATGGATTTAATTCATAAAACAACTAATAATCTAATTCATAATTTTGATATTATTTATTTAGAAGATTTAAATATTAAAGGAATGAGTAAAAGGTGTAAGCCAAAGCAAGATGAAAATGGAAAGTATTTACCTAATAATCAATCGGCAAAATCAGGATTAAATAAATCTATTTTAGATGTTGCTTGGGGAACTTTCATAGATACACTTGAATACAAAGCATTGTGGAATGACAAACAAGTTATTCATATTGATAGGTTCTTTCCATCTTCTAAAGCCTGTTCTAAATGTGGCTGGATTAATAATAATTTAACCTTGAAAGATAGAAATTGGATTTGTCCTAAATGTGGTGAAAAGCATGATAGAGATATAAATGCCGCAATCAATATCCTTAATGAAGGATATCGTAAAAATATATCAGATGGAACGTCTGATTACGAGCGTGGAGCAAAAATAAGACCAATTTCGACTGGCACAAGCAACGAAACGCTTAAAAAGAAGGAACTCGTTTCCTGAAACTAAAATATTTTATTTTAGTAGTTCATTTAGCATACATTGAAATTATCAAAAGTTAATTAATTTTAATTTTTGAGTAATAAAAAATTTTATATATAGAATATGAAAATAACACAAGGAGTTTTAAAATATTGCAAAATTTATAATGTTACATTTGAAGATAAGTATTCCAATATAAAAACTATAAAATCAATTGAAAATTTCGATTCAAAATTTTCAAGTAATTCAGGTACGTCTCAAACTTCTACTGTTTTATCCAATAATAATAGTTATTATAACGTAGTTGAAGAGAGCAATATAAATAATGGTCGAATATTATATAATTGTGATGTTGAAAATGGCAGATTTTTAAATTCTACATTCTTATCATTAAATAATGCTAATCATATTACTGATGGATATTTTAGTGGCTGCACTTTTTCTGGTTATACTATCAATGGCGGGCAATTTTTTGATTGTACAATACATTCTGGATGTACTTGGAATAATGGACAATGGAACGATGGAACTTTCAATGTTAGTTGGACTGGTGGAGTTTGGAATAAAGGAATTTTTCCATTTTTAATTTGGCCCGCTGGTATTTTTAATGGCGGTATTTTTAAATTTCCATCTGTATGGATTACAGGCGTTGCAAATGGCGGAATTTTTAGTGGAATAACTTGGAATCATGGTTTAGTTCGTAATGGAGATTTTCTTGATTGCACATTTATGAGTGGTTCTTTTAATAATGGAAATTTTAGTGATGGAACATTTATTGGTGGTATTTTTAATAATGGAAAAATGGATAATTCAGTTATTAGCGGAGGTATTTTTAATGATGGTACAATTTCAAATTGTACAGTTAGTGGCAATACAGAAATTAATGGTGGTGATTTTTCAGATACAATTATAAATGATGGTAAAATTGTTAATATGAATGGTACAAATTTAATTGTAAATTATGGCAAGTTCTATAATGGCACTTATGATACTATACAATTTATAACTGGAGATATATATAATGGTTTATATTTGAATTCATCTGGTATTACATCAGGTTTAACAATACATAATGGTACATTTAAGAAGAGTGCATTTTGGCTAACTAATATACATAATGGAAATTTTACAAATTGTTATTCAGAAAATGTAAAATGGGATTATGGTATTTATACTGAAGGCTCAATGATGTTTAATCTTCCTGGGAGTTATTGGAATGATGGCTATTGGAATGATGGCATATTTACTGCGATTGATCCTATAGTTAGTATTCTTTCAAATGTGCAATCAATTGATGCAATTACTACTACAACAACTGCTGCACCAACAACTACAACTACAACTACGATAGCACCACATTATATTGGTGAAAAAGTCAGTACAAATGGCGTGATTTATGGCACTATTTTTTATCTATATTCTGGAGGTAAAAGCGGATTAATTTCTGCTAATGTAGATACCGCCACGATTACAGATCCAGATAGTTTTTGGGCTAGTGGCTCTGGTGGATATCAAAGCACAGGAGGACGCGGCACATCAATAGGAACTGGGCAAGCAAATAGTACTGCTATGCTAGCACAGCCTAAAACTAATGGGCATGTAATAAAATATTGTCATGACTTATCATTAGGGGGATTCACTGATTGGTTTCTTGGTTCAAAATATGAGGTATTAGCACAATATTCAAATAGATCACTTATTGGCGGTTTTTCTAATAACGGATATTGGTCAAGTACAGAATCTAATTATGATCATAGTATTGCTATTAACTTTGGAAATGGAGTTGCAGATACGTGGTTAAAACATGATCATTTTTATGTTCGTGCAATTCGCTTTTTTGATGATACAATTGGAACATATACAAATGTTATAATTGATAATACTTCAAACGATATAATAATAAACGATGTACAAATTGGCAATTCTTCTATTTTTGGTGTTATTTTTCCTATATCTACTGGTTCACATTACGTAGGAACTACTACATTAAATTCTGAACTAACTACATTGATGATAAATTTTTCTAATATAACAGATAATAATCAAAGTATAAGTGTAAATATTAACTCTGTAAATTATTGTTATAATATGCCACATTCACCTATAATATCAATTCCTATAAATTTTATTAAAGGTCAAAATATTAATATAAGTGCTATTAATGCTAATTGTGTGTTTTAAAAAATAAAAATAAAAAATGACAGGAGTAACAATTAAAGAAGAAATTTTATCTGATAATAGTAGATTATATACAATTGTTGATGGATCTAGCTGTAAATTTGCGTCGTTTAATTGGTATTTATTATCTGGTACAACAGTTACATTAGTAAGTACTGATAGTACGTACCTTCTTAAAGCAGTTGATGTTTCAGCACATATAGGTGATAAATTGAGAGTTATGGTAAATCAATATTCTGAAACATATTGGAATGGTGGTGAATTTTATGGCGGCAATTTCAGTGGTAATTTTGGTGGTGGGACATTTCATTATGGACAATTAAACGAATGTTTTTATATTAAACAAGAAATTAAACCAAAGCCATTTATTGAATATATTAATAAACCAACTGGACCCCAGAGTATAAAATCAGTAAATACTTCTAGTTTACTCTAATTAATTATTAAACTTATTTGTCATTATTTCATATAAATAAGAAAAAAATCTTATGAAAAATATAGTTACGTTTATTAAAAAGTATTATGTCTTTTTATTATTTATTTTAGTGATTGCTTTATCTGTATTTTTATTCAGAACATTATCAACACTTAAGCAAGAACGTGCAGATAGAAAATTTGAGCAAAAAATTGAAGCTCAAAATTTAAGTGCATTAAAAGATAGTATTACAACAGAATATGATAAAAAATTAAAAGCATATGTTTCTACTAGTGACAATTTTGTTGTTAATAAATTATCAGATTTGGAGAAATATAATAAATCTTTAACTGATGAATTAAAAAAGATGAAGGGTGATATTTTATCAGTTATTGAATCCAAAATTCAAGCTGATCTTGGTGGAATTACAACTAAAAATGATTCTATTGTAGTATTAGATGAAAAAACAAATCATTATGGATTAAAATTTAATAGTCCATATTCAGATGCTGGATTTCAACAAAAATTGATAGGTATGAGTAAATTTTATGTTATTCCAAATGAGACAACAAAAAAATGGACTATAACACCTGATGCAACTATTTTTAGTACAAATTTAACTTCAATTGCTATAACTTATGGATTTGAAGACTTAAAAGATAAATATAAAGTCTTTGCTTATACAAAATCTGATAAAATTAAAATAACTGATATAACTGGCGGATATTTTATTGATAAGCAAATAGTTAAACCAATAAAGAATAAAAAATGGGGAATTGGTCCTCAAATTGGATATGGTATGAGCACTAATTCTAACTTAACTAATCCATCATTTGGATGGAATATTGGCATCGGTGTTCATTATGATATATTAAAATGGTAAAATAAAATAAAAAATATGATTAAAATTAACATTAGTTATTGGCTAGGTAGTTCACAATTTAAAAATTTGAAGTATAAACATGATGATGAGATTAAATATACTTTAGATAAGCAAACAGAAATTATTAATGAATTGATTAATAAAGGGCTTAATGTTATGATTAGACCGTTTCCACATCATTTGATGATTTATATTGATGATAAAGGATTTCAAAAAAGGTAAAAAAATTAAAAAAATTAAAATATTATGAGTGATAGTGGTAGATATTATGTTACTGATATTGAATCAGGTAGGAAATTTTGTGTAGAGCCAATAGGTGTTAGCCATCCTGAATGGGGTGATGTTGATCCTGTAACTAAAAAAATGACTGGTTCTTATGGCGAAAAACATAAAGGATGCATTGATGAAAGTGAATCTATTATTACTGAAGAAAATGGATTTAAAAACATTGTTACATTACCTGCAGGTGAATCACCTGATAGTTATATTAATAATTTGTTAAAAAGAAAATAAAAATTATGTCAGAAGAAGTTAATTGGAATATAATGGGTGATAATAGAGAAATAAGAGTATTTACAATACCTGTTGGTAATTTAGATCGTAAAGAATCTGAAAAACTAATTCAAGAAATAATGAACAAATATAAAGAATATTCATATGGTGATTATTGGCCTTCAATTAAAGAAGAAAATATTGTAGACAATCATTTTGGAAATGATGGAAAAGATTTGGATGCAGATTATCATTATATAACTAAAGAAGAAATTTGGAATGAATTAACTGATGGCGAAAAAAAAGAAAGACAATTATCTAAAGAAGAGCAAGATGAAATTTTCAAAAAAACTGGATTTGTTGATTGGAATCAATATGATTTAGATTATCTTGTTGAATATTTAGAAAATAAATGGAAATATAATAGTTCTGGTGAGGCTCTTGCAATATTCAAATTGATTGATTTTTATAAAACACATATAGAAAAATATAAATGAAAAGTTGAGAAAGTATAATATATGAAAATTCTATAATTTTTAAATTTTCATTAATTAAAAAGATTAGGAAAGAAAAACTTGAAAAAATAAACAAATTAGTGAATTAATTTTTCTAATTTTATCTTTCTTATAAATCTAATTCTTTTTTCTTTATCATATGCTATTTCTTGCAGCATTGATGATGTCATATCTGGTATTGTGCATTTTCTTTTATATTTACCACGATTTATTCTTTCAATAAATTCACAATTTATTAACATATTAATATAATTATCTATTGTTGACCCTCCTTTATCAATAATTTTCCTTTCAATTATTTCATTAGAATTTATATAATTTCTAATTATTTCCCATTTGCTTATATTTTCAGGATAATTTATTTTCATTATCTAATTTGCAGTTATAAACATTTTTCCGTTTCTTCTAGCAATCCAAGTATTATATTTCTCCATTATTGGTGACCACATTACACCATCATAATATCCTTTTTGTATAATTGAATCTTTTGAATTTCTTAATAGTTTATGTGTTGATTCTGTTAATTGTGTATAATTAGCATAATTTTTAGAGAATATTCTATCTGCTGTATATCCAGCTAAAATACTTAATATTTGAGTTCTATCGTGAAAATCTTCATATTTTCCTCTTATAGCAAAAGATTTTGATGACCTTATACTACCATCACCATCTATAATTCCTTCTATTATTTTTTTTAATGTTTTTAAATTTAAATTAAACATATTAAAATTAATTTTTTTATCTGGAATCAATTTTAAGAAAATATCTTTATATTTACTTCCAATTCTTATATCAATAACATCACAAATTTGAATATCAGTATAATCATAAATATCAATTTTTTTCACAGATACTAGAGTGTCTTTATTTTTTTTTTATCACCATTATATCTATAGTATCGTTTTCTTTTACTATAAGTATATCCAATTTTTAAATTATTTAAACTATTTAAAATTTTATCAACAACATCATCATTCTTTGTATAATTTTGAGTAATTCCAATTCCATATTTAACAATGTGACCATCTGTTATAATAATGCCTAACAAATATGCTAAATTTTCATCTATATTTTCAAAATTAGCAGTTCTTTTACAAGATGTTAAAATTTTATCATATTGTTTTAAATTTTCTGACTCACATATTTTTATTTTTCCATTATAATCTTCTATAACCATTTTATGACTTGGTGTTGAGATCATTGAAATTCTTCTACTATCAATAAATATAATAGGTCCATTATAATTATCTATTTTTATATTTTTTATTTTATCCCAAATTAAAAAATTTTCAATTATATCGTAAGATAATACAAAATCGCCAATTATTAGTTCATTAAATTTTTTCCAACCATTTATAGTTAAACATTCAGTGTCTATATCTACGTAACTATTTTCCACTATTCAATAATTTTTCTTGTTTTCTTCTCTTTCGCTCTTGGTAAGTTATACCCTTGATAACATGTTTATCAATCTCTTTTTGATATTTCTCTAAATAATCATTTGAATTTTCCAATCTATTTTTAGCCATATCAAGATAATTGGCTGAAATATCAATACCGACATAATTGCAACCAAAAATTTTGCAACACACTGGAACAGTGCCTGACCCGCAATAAGGATCCAAAACAATTTTATCTTTATCATCATCAAATATAGAATATATAATTCTTGTTGGTATATCTAAAGAAAAAGGCGCTGGATGTGGATTATTATTTTCTGGCATTATATCCCAAATAGCCATCATATTTGCATGTTTTGGAAGTAATTCCTTGCCTATTTTAGAATGATTTGGCTTATATAGCCAGTATATCCGTTCATCTGCTTGCCAGAACCTCCAACCTCTTAAATTACCTGTTATTTTTCTATTCCAAACAATTTCTTGTTTAATCATCCATTGTGTTTTATGAAGCCAAAGTATTGGATGAATCATATTTCCATTTACCCATCGACATTTATGATTATAAAAAAAAGATCCACCTGGTTTTATAGTTCTATATATTTCGTTTAGAACCTTTATTTGATTTTCTTGATAGATATCTTCTGGTATATTATCATCATAAGTATCATATTCAACTTTTTTAATTAGTGCGCCACTATTATTCTTCTTATTATATACTGGACTCGTAATTCCAAGATCAAAATAATCAGAATCAATTTTTTGTAAAGTTTGTAGTGTATCACCTAATATTAATTCGTTTATTGGCCTCATAAAATTCATTTATTTTTGTAATTCAAAAAATATACCTGTTCAGGTATAGTCATTTTGTTAAAGTATTAATTATTAATTATTTTTCTAAATTTCTATACCTTATCGGGTATAAATTCTGAAATTTTTTGTAATTTTGATTTTCTCAAATAAATATTCAATCTATAATCTAAATATTCTTTGAGCTTTGGATAGTAACTCATATTTGAAATATTGAAACTCATACCACTTGATATACTTATCCATTTATCTCTATCTTTATAGAACGTGCCAGTACAATATTTGTCTAATTTTAATAAATGTTCTAATTCTGATTCTGTGCCGTGATTATAAAAATCTATCTCATAATACCCCCAACTATTTATTTCAAACTTTGCCATAAATAATTTAGATAAAAATATAGATTAAGTTTAATAAAAATTAATTATGGACAGCCAAAATATATAGTTGAATTTATTGTAATTATAGAAAATATATCTGGATCAGGTAAAATAAGTGATGTTCCAATAACAGTATAAAAATTATCAGAATCGTCTACTACTCTAGATGTAGTTATATATGATTGAGAACCACTAAAAGGACCAGCGCAATATGTATTATGTGTAATACAATTTTGTAATATATACCAATATAATTGTAATGTTGTAGTTGTAGTTGTAGGCACGACAGTTGTAGTTGTAGTAGGAACAATAGTTGTTGTGGTTGTTGGTGCCGCAGTTGTTGTAGTTATTGGTGTCGCAGTGGTTGTAGTTGTTGGTGCCGCAGTGGTTGTAGTTGTTGTAGGCGGTATAGTTGTAGTTGTAGTTGTAGTTGGAATAACTGTTGTAGTTGTAGTTGTAGTTGTTGTTCCAGTAATTAAATAAAAATCGTAAATTGTATTTTTTGTAATATCAATAGTAATACCTGTAGGTGTATATCCATTTGCACTACAATTTACTATAAATGATCCAGGTGGAACAGCAAGTGAGTAATATCCATTTTCATTAGTATTACTATATACACCAAGCGAATTTATAGTAATAGTTGCATTTGATATTGTTGCCCCAGTTATCGTATAAACTTCACCTTCAATAATTTCAAAAGTTCCTATATTACATTGATAATATACTACACCATCTGAAATATCATTGAAATAATTTCCACTTCTACAGGACATTTTACTTAAATATTGATTTTTTAATAACATTCCTGGTGTAATATCATTAAAATATCTATTTATAACTATTTCATTTCTATAATTATTTGTATATAAAATCTTATATCCAGTATAAAAATTTGAAAAAGCTATCGCAGGATTACTTAAATCAAATGTTCCAGAATTTATTATTGGTTCAGTATAAGTAATATAAACTATATCACCGATGGTGAAATTATTTTCAATTTCAGTATATAATTTTATGTAACCTTTATAATTAGAGTATGTTTCTAAAATTTTAACAGCATTTCTAATATTTATATAACTATTGGTTTTTAAATTTATTTGACTTTGGATCAACGGCATGTTGCCACTTAATGAACTTGATACATTTGATGATTTTGCATTTGTTGCAATAGCTATAGGCTTTTTATTTTGAATAATTAAACGTGGCATGAATAAAATTTATATTTTTCTTATATATAAATTTTATTGTTTTCAATTTAATATCTATTTGGATATTTAAGATATGATTGTAATTCTCGACAATCTAAATTTGTAATACCATTATATCCTTTATCTATATAAAATTGAAAAAGTTTTTCTTGGGAAAGATTTTTTATTTTTTCAACTTCATTATTAATATAGTTTTTTGATACATTTATTGTTCTTTTTATAACTGGCATAAGATTTACGTTTAATTTTATCATCGCCATTGCTCTGTGCCTACCTTCTTGACCAGAGTTATTTACAGTATAAAATACTACTGGAAATTTATCTCCATTTTTCATATTTTCTACATATTTATCTACTAATTTATCATTAATTGGAATTAAAGCGTCTTCATATGATAAATTCCCAAAATTTCTAGCAACAGTATAAATGTATTGTGTAGGACTGATATAAGTTAATTCTTCAATTGTTCTTTTCCAAAGTAATGAATATATGGGATTTTCATATGCTGAATACATATTTTTAATATTTTTCATATCAAAATACTTACAGCCATCACATATTTGTATATTTTCATTTAAAAAATCTTTTAATGCTAAAATTTTCATAAATTATATATAAATTCTAAAAAATATAATTTTTAATCTTTATATCTTTCAAAAAATAAATTTGGATGTTTATATGTAATTTTTAACCGTTCCGCAAATGTTTTATCTGATGTTGCGTCACCAACCATAATACAAGATTTTAAATCTAATTTATGTTTATGCATCATTAATATTCCAGTACCAGATTGAGGTTTTCTACAATAACATACATCTTTTGGTGGTAGATGTGGACAAAAATTATAATCATCTATCACATAATCTAGTAATTCATTAGTTTTCTCAATAAGTTCTTTAACTCTTGAAATAGTTAATGTTTTTCTAGCCACACCAGATTGGTTAGTAACTGCAATTATTTTATAACCTTCTGCCTTATATTTTTTTAGAATTTCTTTACTATTTCTTAAAATTTCAATATCTTTTACTTCCGTTGGATATGCTTCTACTCCATTACTTTTTCTAACTGTGCCATCTAGGTCAACAAATATTGCTTTATTAGTATATCCAAAATTATCTTCTCTTACAAATTTTGTAGTTTCAATAGCATCAAAACCTTCTGAAATATTTAATTTTTCAATATTTTTTGCCATTGTAAAAATTGGAGTTATGACAAATAAATTTGAAGTTTTATGTTTTGCCGGAACATCAGAAACATGCATATAAATTTCACCATATTGACTATACATACGATGTAATGAATTTATTAAGCAATCATCTTTTGATGTGTTAATATAATGACAACCAATTGTTAAGTTGTTGGTTTTTGCACAATCAATAAATTTTTTACGAGTAATTAATGTTGTATTTGTATTGTCAATAATAACTTTATTACCTTTTTCAATCTCACGATTTAAGGCTGCTGTTTCAGTAGCAGAAGACATTGTTTTTTTATCTAAACTAAGAACTATATAACCTAATTCTTCATATTTTTTTGTTATTGAACTTTTTCCTGATGCAGGTAAACCCATCATTACTACTATATCTGTTTTTAACATTTTAAATTATTTATTGTTTTTATTTCTTGATATTCTATAACTTTGTGACAATAACAAATTGGCGGCTTTTATTTAACTTTTTAATCTTTCAGGAATATCTATTCCATTTGATATACAGTAATCTTTTACTGCTGTTTTTAATTTAGGACCAATTTTAATAGGTAATATGATTGATGGAGTTCTTGTCCAACCTAAAATACGAACCCAGCCTTTATCTTGTAGTACACAGTATGGATATGTGTTATGATATGATGTCTCATAAGATTCTTTATCATTATCAAATAACCATTCAGAAGCAAAATTGTTGTGTTGTGCAATACCTACAACATATGATTTGCCAAAAGGATCAATCCACATAGAATCATATTGTCGTTTTAATTCTTGTTTTGCCTCAGTACTTTTTTTTGCTTTAATTTTTTGAATTTTATCACCTTTGAAAACTAAACTTCCAGTAAGAGTTTTTTTGATTTCAACAGGTTTAATATCTTCATCAGTTTCTTCAAAATTAATAACGACCCATTCAAATACTAATTCAAAATCAAATTTATCACAAAATTTTGAAATTTTTGAATCAACCCATTCTCTTGCATCATATGTTGATTCAAATGGATTTCCATCTAAAACAGTTTCAAAAATTACTTTTTCAAAACCGCCATATTGACAATGTGTACAAAAAAATGTTAATTTAGTTTTCATTTATTCAAAACTTTTTGTTTTTATTGATACAAAGATATAATAATTTTTGATATTGATCAAGGATATTTTTTATTTTGATGATATTTTTGCTAATTTCTTTAATTTAAGTTTTCTAGTTCTTTGTTTATTAAATTTATAATTTTCACATTCAGGATTAATACAACCTATTTTTGGACCAAAAAAATAATATTTATTAGATTCTGTTGAGCCACAATTAGGACACGTACCTTCAGTACCTTCAGTTATAATTCTACAAAGTGGTGGTGCTGGTTTTTGTTTCATAATTATTTTAAATTAATAAATTTTCCACGAATTCCACAATATTTTAATATTTCTACATTATTTTTGCCATATGCTACAAGAACAGATGGTGCTCCAGCATTTGCTGATGCTTTTTCACCTGTTACATAATGAAAAAATAATCTACCTTCAATAAATAATAGAGCATCAGCTTTATTCCACACATGATCAAAAAACATTCTAGTTTCAGTTCTGGCAAATATTAATGCTATTCCATTACCATGTTCGGCAAGTTTGTTCAACCAATCCGCAGCTTGTAACCCATATGGTGGATTACACCAAACTCTACCAAACCATTTTTGTTTTAGTCCATTATCTTCAATTGTAAATTTATTTTTTGCTGTAGTCCAAGGTGATATTATTGGCGCACAAGGATCTAAATCAAAAATATCTAAAGCATCTAAAATATGTGGTGGTGTTAACCATTCATCATTTTGCATATTTGATGATTGATGCGATCCTATTCCTTTTCTCATATTTTAATAGATTCTAAAATATCACAGCAAAACACTGTCATTTCATAATTAATTGGAACAAAATCAAAAGATAACCCTAATTCTGATGGTGCTTTATAATCTGGCATAATTATATTCCAAATTCTTTTTCTTTCATCCCATTCTTTTTCCAATTCTTTTTGACGTTCTTCTGCCATTATATTCCAATCTTCTTTATCCCAATCATAATTACTTTGATCTGTATTATTTTGATAATGATAATCTTTAAATTGTGAATATTTATTTAATACTTGTTTTTGATAATCTCTTGGTAATCCAAATAGTTGAATATAGATATTGTTTTCACAAAAATAAACAACTGCTGAAGCAGAAATATTAAATGGATGGTGTTCACCTATTTTTTCTTCTTTCCTAATAATATTTTCTAAAATAAATTCTGAAAAATTTATTTCTTTTAATTCTTTCCAAGTTAAATCTGAAGGTAGAAACGGATATCTATCTTTTTTTAAAATCCAATCAGCAGAAGAAAAATTACATTTCATTAACATATTTTTTGTTAATTCAATATACTCTTTCTTAATCTCTTTTAATACTGATATAAGTTCTTCTCCATTACCTTCAAATTTGAAAGCATTATAAATTTTTGTACTCATTAAATTGATTTAATTTTTTCTAATTTTTCTTTTCTTTCTGCTTTTAGTAAATCAAATTTTGCATTTAATATAAGATCAAAATCAATTGGTGTTACTTGAATGTTATGTGATTTAATATAATCATCAATTTCAGTGTTATTTTCTTCAGTCAATCTTTTTATTACGTTATACGATTTAACTTCTTCGCCTTTTTCTTTTGCTTCTTTTTCGATTTGTTTTATAACAGAATTTCTAGCAAATCTTCTAATACGAGTTTCTTCTGATGGTATAAATTTTAATATTTTATTTATCAATTCAGAACCACGAAAATTATCATTTAATGAATTCCAATAATGATTAGGATCAAATAATTGAATTTTTATACTAAATCCTCTAACTTCATCAAATGCATACCAATCTTTTTCTCGTTGTTTCCATTGCTGTCTTGATACACTTTCGTCTGGATCACATTGATTTTGACAATACCAGTCTTCTAAAAATTCTAATAAAATGTTTTTGTGCTCATTTACTATAATACTAGGATATACTAATATTTTTCTATTATTGATGGCTTGTATAGATATATTTAAATGAGCCATAAAATCATTTATATAAGTACATTTAGATAGAATTTTTGATGCTTGAAATAGATATGATAATATTGTTGTATCATCATTGATTTCTATTTTTTTTATTTTATCTTTTAATTCTACTTCGGTAATTGCTTCATATTCAATCCTTTTTATTATATCATAATGTTTATCAATATGATCAGTAAAAGCAGCTGCATAACTTTTTGCTAATTTGTTTTCTGATGCTTCTTTAAATCTATCTAATCTTTTAACAATTTCGTCTTGTATAAATTTGATGCTTTTTCTAGACATCATTCCATCATATGCTTTTAAACTCATAATTATAACACTTTTTTAATACAATCACTTACAATTTTACCATCATATTTTTTACCAAAAAATTCTTTTGATTCAGCAATTATTTTACCCATATCTCGTATGGTATATAATTTTTCATGATAATATTCCTGACGATCAAAAATATTTTGCAAAAAATCTAATACTTCTTTTTCAGTTACTTTTTCTGGCATATATGTTGAAAGTATTTTAACTTCAGAAATGTTATTACATTCTGTTGCACCTTCAATCATTCGTTTAAGTATTTTAAGTACTTGTTCATCAGTAAGTTCTTTACTTTCTTCTCGACTCATTTCTCCTACAACTACTTTTAGCAGATTCCTTTTAGGAATATTTGTAGTCATTGATTCTTTTAAATCATTTTTAATTTGTTCTTGTAATATCATTATATTTTATTTTTTTAATAATTCTTCTAGTAAATCCCACATTTCAATATATTCTGGTTTTTCAAAAAATTTCCAAAATGATTTTCTTCTTTTGAGCATTTTTTTAAAGTGATAATTTTCTTTACGATATAGATCCGCCATTCTACTTCCACCATTGGTACTATATTTAACATTTGCCAATCTGTCACACAATTTGACAAAAGTTGCATATTTAGTATTTCTAATCCCCTTATAATATTTATCATTTGCTCTTTCTGCTCTGTTTCTACCTTTTTCATTAGTACAGGCGTATGCAATTTCCGCAACCATTATATTTGTTGACTTTTTAAGGTCGTTAAAGGTGACGCTAGATACATCTTCAATAATATCATGGCACCAGCAACCAGATATAACATTATTTCTATCTTTTTCTGGTATTAAGTGAATAAATAGTTTAGCAAAATATTCAGCCATTTCTAAATGATAATCATATGAATGACCATTGTATTTTTGATTTATTGATTTGTGTGAATCAATAGCTAATTTTTTTGCGATTTCTATATTCATGATATTTAATTTTTAATTTTTACAAATATAATAAATATATTTCAATAAACAAAATTAGTTTGAAAAATGACACAATTGAAGATTGAATTTTTATATATAGAATTATGAGAATTTATAAAACTACAAATAAGATTAATGGTAAAATTTATATAGGTCAAGATAAAAATGATAGAAAAAATTATTTTGGCAGTGGTTATATTATAAAAAATGCTATAAAAAAATATGGTAAATCTAATTTCACTAAAGATATATTAGAGGTTTGCAACAATGAAAAAGAATTAAATGATAGAGAATACTTTTGGATTAAATTTTTTGATTCTAAAAATCCAAAAATAGGGTATAATATAAAAGACGGAGGAGGATATGTAGGAAATAAATTGGATATACACGCAAATAGAATAAATATTTTGAAAAAAATATCAGAAAATCATGCTGATGTTAGTGGTGATAAAAATCCAATGTATGGAAAAAAACATAGCGATGAGTCAAAGAAAAATATGTCAATAAATACTAAAAACACGTTTAAAAATAATCCTAATTTAATTAAAAATCATAGTATCACCATGAAGGAAAAATCCAAAGGTAGAAATAATTCTAATTATAATCCAACTGAAGTTTTACAAATTAGAATCTTGTAATTTCATTAGTTTAGATCCCAACAAAGTTCTGTCATAAATCTGTGATTATCTGGATATTCAGAAATTTCCTTATCAGCTGCATCTAAAAACATTTTTAGATCATTATTTTTTAGGCATAGTTGGTCATAATGATTTAATTTAGCAATATGAATTATATAATCATAATCTTCATCTCTTAAGTGCCCTTTTAACGGTATAATTCTACCTACACAACTTTCCCAATGAATATTTTTACCATCAAAAGTAATATAATACCAATCTTCACCATCATCACCAATGGCTATTAATCTTTCAGTTTTAAAAAATGCATCAGTCATAATATGTTGACCTTTTAATCTGTTAAATTCTTCTAAAATTATTTTAAGATTACCATCTGGATTTTGTAGATGCTCTTCCCATTCTTGTTTGTTCATAATAAAAATTTTAATTATTTAAATCGTATTCCATCATAATTTTAACCAATTCTTTAAATTTAACTTTTGATTCCCAGCCTAAAACATTTTTTGCTTTTGTTGAGTTTCCTAAAAGTAAATCTACTTCTGATGGTCTGAAGTATTTAGAATCTATTTTAATTACAGTTTTACCTGTTTTTTTATCTATTCCTATTTCATCATTACCAGAGCCTTTCCATTCAATTTCAACATGAATATGCTTAGAAGCTTCTTCAATAAATTCCCTATTTGTGTGTCCTTCTCCTGTTGCAATAACAAAATCATCTGGCTCTGAATGTTCTAAAATTTTTATCATGGCATCACAATATTCTGGTGCATATCCCCAATCTCTTGAACTATCAATATTTCCTAAATGAATAGGCTCTCCTGTTTTTGTCCATTTAACTAAACCTTGAGTTATTTTTTTTGTAACAAAATTACCACCCCGTCTTTCTGATTCATGATTAAATAATATTCCATTTGAAATAAACATATTATAAGAATCTCTATAATTTTTAGAAATCCAAAATGAATATAATTTTGCAACGCCATACGGTGATCTAGGATGAAAAGGTGTAGATTCCGTTTGTGGTATTTCTTGAACTTTTCCAAATAATTCTGATGTTGTAGCATTATAAACTCTACATTCTGGACAATGCTTTTTAACAGCTTCTAAAATCATTAAAGTACCTAATCCATCAGTTTGAGCTGTGTATAAAGGCAAAAAGAATGATATTTGTACGTGACTTTGAGCTGCTAAATTGTAAATTCTATCCGGTTTTATTTTGTTAATTATTTCATCTATACTTAATGGATCAGTTAAATCTCCATAATGCAAATTTAGTTTATCAAATATGTGATCTATTCTACTGGTATTAAATGAGCTTGATCTTCTTATAACTCCATGAACTTCATTTCCTTGTTCTAATAATTTTTCCGCTAAATAGCTCCCATCTTGACCTGTCACTCCTGTTATTAATATTTTTTTCATTTATTTTTTATTTTAATGTACTTAGATAATTTTTATAAGTTTCTATTATGCCTTCTTTTAATTCTATTGTATGAAACCACCCTAATGAATGTATTTTAGATACATCTAATAATTTTTTTGGAGTTCCATCAGGTTTAGAAGAATCAAAAAATATGTCACCTTCAAACCCTATATATTTTTTCATTAGAAATGCTAATTCCTTTATTGATAAATCTGTACCAGAACCAACATTTATTATTTCACTATCATTATAATTTTCCATTAAAAATATACAAGCATCAGCTAGATCATCAACATGTAAAAATTCTCTATAAGGCGAGCCTGTTCCCCAAAGTATTATATATTTATCACCTCTAATTTTAGCTTCATGAATTTTCCTTATTAATGCTGGAAATACATGTGAATTTTCTAAATGGTAAGAATCGTTTATTCCATATAGATTTGTTGGCATTACAGAAATATAATTAGTATTATATTGTTTATTATATGATTGACACATTTTAATGCCAGCAATCTTTGCAATTGAATATGCATCATTTGTTTCTTCTAAATAGCCAGATAATAAGTATTCTTCTTTAATTGGTTGAGTACAATTTTTAGGATAAATACAACTTGATCCTAAAAACAATAATTTTTTTATATTAAACTTATAACAAGCGTTTATTACATTTGCTTCAACCATTAAATTTTGATAAATAAATTCGGCTGGATAAAGATTATTTGCCATAATTCCTCCAACTTTAGCAGCAGCTAAAAATACATACTCTGGTTTTTCATTTTTAAAAAAATTATAAGTTTTTTTTTGATTTGTGAGATCAACCTCTTTATGACTTACAGTAATTATATTTGTGTATCCCTGATTTAATAATTCTCTTAATATTGCACTACCGACCATTCCATTATGACCAGCTACAAAAATTTTACTATTTAATTCCATATTTAATTTCTTTTATTTGTGTCCTTTATAAAGTTTTACAGAGTCTTCAATTAGTGATTTTCCTTCTATAATTGATTTTTCCATCATTCTATTAATAGCCTCTACATATTTTGGCCTTTTTTGTTTAAAACAAATGTCAATTTTTCTTTTTAAGTCTGCAATTTCTATATCTGATGTTGATGATCCAATTGCATCTTCTAAATACCACATTCTACAATGTAATATAGATAATTTTTCTATAACTTCACCAATATTATCAGTCTCAATAATATCTGACGGCATATCTACTTTTATTGATTTATTTAATGTATTATTAATTGTTTCTTTAATAATATCTTCTATTCGTTCTCCTATCATGTTACATATTTTTATTTATTATATCACAAATATACTCTACTTCTTTTAGACCTATATCTGGATTATTTGGTACATATAGACCATATTTATCTACTATATCTGCAAAGTTAAAAGATTGCTTTCCATATATTTTTATCCAATAAGGTTGATTTCCAATAGATCCACAGATTAATGGTCTACAATCAACTCCACCTTTATTTAATTCTTCTGCAATTTTTTTTCTATTTGGATGAATTATAGGATAAGCAAAATTTGAAATGTATGTATTTGGAAGATCAGTTATCTTCCAGTAATCATTTTTAATTAATGCATTATAATAGTAATAATTATATTGTCTTATATTTACAATTTTATCAACTTTATCTATTTGATTTATACCTATGAATGCCTGCAAATCAGTTGATCTTAGATTAAATCCAGGATAATAGAATGTATATAAATCTTTAAATTCATCTATTTCAAATCCTTTTTTTAATTTTGATTTAAACGAATCATCTAAATCCCTATTCCATCCGTGAGCCCTAATAGATTTTAAAATGTTATATAATTCATAGTCATCTGTTGTGATCATTCCGCCTTCTATTGTTGATAAATGATGGCCAAAATAGAATGAAAATGAACTCATTAAACCAAATGATCCAGTTTTTATTCCATTATAAGTTGAACCAATACTTTCACAAGAATCTTCTAACAAAATAATATTATTTTGATCACATAATTCTATTATTTCGTTCATTTTATTTGGAAATCCTAGCACATGAACCAATATTACAACAGAAGGATTGTATTCTTTGATTAATCTTTTTAAATCATTAATATCTAAACCAAGTGTTTCTTTATCACATTCACAAAGAATAGGCGTTAGTCCAAATTGAATAATTGGAGTTACTGTTGTTGTCCATGATACTGCTGGTACTATAATATTATTATTTTTCAATTTACCAGAAATTAATAAACTATAAATCATAGCAAGATTTGCTGATGAACCAGAATTAACATATACTGAATATTTTCTATTTTGATATTTAGAAAATTTTTCTTCAAATTCTATAGTAAGTTTATTCTTGGTAAGAATTGGATTTGTTTTTAACCATTCTATTAAAAGATTAATATCATTAGCATCAATAGTATCCTTAACTAAAGTTATTCGATTCATTTCTTGTCTTAATTTTTTCTATCTCAGAGATAGTATCTTCATATAGATTATTATATAGAATTTGTTTAGATTTTAAGTAAAAAATATGTTCATTTGAAGTAATATTTTCTTTATAATCTTCGGTTACAAATTCATCATATTTCATATTAAAATGTGAATATAAAGTTCTAATAAAATCATTAACAAAAATTAATCTACCTGAACCAATTATATTATCTGAAGTGGCTTTTATAGATTGATCTACAATAAATTTAGGATGTAATAATTCTCTATAAAAATAAGTATTACCAATCGTTATTTTCTTTTCATTAATAATGGAATCAAAAATTTTAGAAAATAAAAACCCTTCTTTCCGATAAATAGAATTAAAATTAAAAGGATGAAGAATTATAATATTTGAAAATAATTTACTTATTATATTAATTAACAATCTTTTAGAATCAATATAATCTGTAGATCTGTAATCGTAAGGTGTACTTATATCAATAGCACCATCATAATTATTCCATAGTTCACTTGTACCGTATATTATAATATTATTTGATGTCTTACTAAAATGCCTTATTATATTAATAATATAATCTACATTAGTATCTAAAAATAATTGTTTATTATTTTGTATAAATGTTCTTTGTTCTGCTAAGCAAATATAAACTCTATCATATCTTTTATTTGTAAATTGAATATTCCTTGACGATATTTTTTCATAATTATCTGGAAAATAATATGATAATTGTGATGTGTTACCTATTACTAAATTTTTCATTTTTATTTAATTTTTATTTATAATATTATTTCATGTATAGTTTCATTAAAATAACTAAATTTTAATTTTACTTTACTTTCATCTACAATTATTCTATTTATAATAAAAAAATAATTTACGTTTTTTGCTATATGAGGATATAATGCACCATATGATATATCAAAATTGCCATCATTATTTAAATCTATATAAGAATTAATGGTAATATTATATAAATCTTTATAACATTGAAAATTAACTTGGTTATTTGTTCTTAATATATTTAATTCTTTAATATATTTTTTATTAAAAAATAAATTATATTTTTTAATAATTTCATCATTAATAATATCAAATATATTATCACTATCATTATTAGTAATTAATATTCTGTCAGATTTACTAAATTCAGAGTAAAAAGCTATAATATAACTTGATGTTATTGCAATAAATGTTTTATTAAAATCGTTGAAATTATGTTTTGTTAATGTATAACAATATGGACCAGATGCTCTACCAATTATTATATTACAAAACGTTGATAAATAAGATATTTCATTCAAATCTGGTAAATTACAATTTATAAGATTGTTAGTAAATAAAATATTATCTTTTACTATATCTATTTTTTTAGTTAATATAAAATCAATATTTGGATATATATCTGATAATTTGTTAATTATAGAATCAAGTAAAATATTTGATTGAGCTGACAACACATCACCATTGCAAATTAGAATTTTAAATTTTTCATTATTTTTAATATATTTATCTACATTTTCTATTTCGAATTTTGAATAATCTATTTCTGGAATGTAAGAATTTTTTTCATTTAATTGTATAGTGAGTTTATTGTAAATAAAAGAATAATATTTATAATATGCATCAAGTAAGGATTTATATGCTAACCATTCATTATCTTTTAATGCGAAATAATAAAGAATATTTGTTCTCATAAAGTGAATGTTTATATAAACATCTTGATTTATCTTATAATATGTTTGATCTATAAAACAATTTTCATTTAATTTTCCAAATTTAAGATTTTGTATATCAGATAATAATTTTGACGATGATTTTTTTTCTAATATATAATATTCATCAAAATCAGTTTTATATATTATATCTTTCATAAATTCTCTATAATAATGTAAATCACCATTGTGACAATTGAAATTATTAAAATAAAGTATTTTCATTTATATTTAATGTTTTTAATATAGATTTATAAACTTGATCTGGCGTTGGATGGCATTCATACGTTAATTTATTTAAATAACAAATACCAGATTTTAATATTTGAGTACTATTGGTTTGATCAATTGATATTTTTGGATTTGCTAGGCATTCAGCTTGACATATACCTCTAACATAACTTAAATTATAATTTTCTATTCCTTTCCTTTTTCTATAATAACTTGTGTCCCAAGATGTTGACAATTCTGTAATATGATTATCTAAATTACAAAGTGATAATATATATAATCCATTATTCATAGTTACAAATGTTTTACTTTTATTTATTATATGATAAGCTTGTGAAATTGTATTTTGACAAGGATTATTTAATAAATTTAATCCATTTTTAATTTGAATATTAGAAAATTTTTTTGTTAGATTAGAATCTAAATATGTTTCTTTTCCTATTGCAACTATTGGAATATGCTCTTGTATTAATTCTATAAATTTTTGCCAATTGTTGTGACCCCAAGTTCTTTCAGGTTCTGTTTCAGATGGATTTATACAAATAAAATTTTCAGGTAAATTTTTAATATTCTCAAAAGGATCTGGATAAAATTCCATATCAAGTTCATTTGATTTTAATTGAAATCCACAATTATATGCACAAATTTGTTTATGATCTATCAATCTCCAATTTGTATTCATAAGATTAAATAAGTGATGTATATCAAAATTAGTATCAAATGAATCTAATAATTGATTTAAATTATTATTTATTTGTATAATTTTCTCAATATATGGATTATTAATAAATGCTGATGATATATAGGTTAATATTATAATCTTTTGATTATATATTTCTGACATTTTTTTTATTGTTGGCGTTGCTGCTAAATTATCACCAATACCAACTTCTGAATGTAAAACTAAAACTTGCTTTTTTATTTTTTGATTATAAATAGTTTTAAAATTAAAAAATTGATCCTTAATTATATTATTGTTATATATAATCTCAACCTTTAACCCCTTTAATTCACTTAATTGTGTTGTTGAATACCATAATTCATTATGATCAAAAAAAGATAATGTACTATATAATAATATTGTACTATTATTATAAGAATTCCAATCATATAAATTAATTTTAGCTTTTAAAGTATAATCACAAGAGATATATGTTTTGTTTTCATCTAAATTACATCTTACATTAAAATTCATTTATTTAATTTTTTATATTTTTTAATGCATCATTATAAAATTCTTCAACTCTCTCACTACCAATATAACAACACTTTTTGTTTATGCAAGCTTTTGCCGTTGTGGAGATGCCAGAAAATGGATCATATATTAAAGATTTTTCAGGAAAATAGATATGAATTAATTTTTCAACTAATTCACTTGAGTATGTTGCTTTTAGTTTAGTTTTAAAGCCATCATTATTTTTAGCTTCTATTAAATTAGTATAGTTTTTATAGAAATTTTGACCTGTTTTTTCATTAATTGTACTGATTTCTTTATTTGTTATAAAATCATGTAAATGGTTTTTTTTAACAATAATATATATTAATTCGCAAATTCTACTCAATTTTGTTGGAGAGGTCTGGAATGGTATACTGGTTTTTTTTTTTTCC